TATCGACATGCTGGGGATAAAAGACTTTGTTCTTGAGCCAATTGAAAAGTTTGAAGCGTTGACCGACGAGGACGCGGTTCCTGAAGTAGTCCGTCCAATCACAAGACGCGGAGACGTTTGGTTATTGGGTAATCACAGATTGATGTGTGGCGATTCTACGATGATTGACGATGTTGAAAAGTTAATGAATGGCGAAAAGGCCGACATGGTTTTTACTAGCCCTCCATATAACGCAAACACGAAAGCCTGCAGTGACATATTTAACGGCAAGAAGTCTAAAAAGCTATATGCCGAAGGGTATTCTGATAATTTAGAGTCTAATCAATATTTAGATTTTACAAAAACCGTATTAGAAAATTGCTTTTCCGTAACCGAGGGTTTTATTTTTTGGAATGTCAGTTATAACGCAAACTCGCGATTTGAATATATTAAACAAATCGAAGACAGGATTGAGTTTTTAATTGAACAAATATGCTGGAAGAAGACGAGCTCGATCCCCTTTAAGGGCTCATTAATGAGAGACTGGGAGCCAATTTATTTATTTTCAACAAGTGGAAAAAGCCTTGGGTTAAAAGAGGTAGTTTCTAATCATTGGGTTGTCTCTAATCAAAACTCACAGCAAGAAAACCACAAGGCATGTTTTCCGGTCGATTTGCCTAGAAAAGGTATATCTATAGTCAAAAAAACGACAGGAATAGTATTTGAACCTTTTTGTGGATCTGGAACCACTTTGATTGCATCAGAAAACGAAGAAAGGAGATGCTTTGGAATGGAGCTAGATGAAAAATATTGCGATGTTATTATCAAGCGCTGGGAAAATTATACTGGTAAAAAGGCAACTCTTGAATTAACCGGACAAACTTACGAAGAATTAAAACAGGAGCGCGATAATGGCCCGACCTAAAAAAGACTTAGAGAATATTGTCTTTGATGGATGGGATCAGTTAGACGCACTTATAGTTTGGGCTTCAGAGGTTTATTGCGCAGAGAAGCTTGGGGTTGGAATTGAGACACTTGCAACCAAAATAAAAGAGCGCACTGGGTTGAGTTTTCCAGAGTATAAACATAAAAAGAAAGAATCGCTTAGAATTAATTTATTAAAGAAACAATACGAAGTTGCAATGGCAGGTAACGTCTCAATGCTTATTTGGTTAGGTAAGAATGAGCTAGGACAAAAAGATAAATTAGAGTCTGATATCTCAGTGGCAGATCTAAAAATCTTAATCAATAAAGAAGAAATTGAGCTTTAGACTTACCAAGAGACAAGAATTAGCCATTTCAATTCTTGCCTCTGAAGCTAAACATTGCCTTCTCTTCGGTGGTTCCAGGTCGGGCAAGACCTTTTTACTAGTACGTTCTATTATAATTAGAGCGTGTAAAACTAAGTCCCGTCATATCATTTTAAGACAACACTTCAATCATATTAAAACATCTGTTTGGCTAGAGACTCTACCTAAAGTACTCTCCATCTGCTTTCCAGATCTAACGGTGAAGTGGAATAAAACAGACTATTTCATCGAATTACCCAATGGATCGACCATATTTGTAGCCGGATTGGACGATGAAAAACATATAGAAAAGATTCTCGGGAAAGAATTCTCGACCATTTATTTCAATGAGTGTTCTCAACTCGGATACAACTCAGTTCAAGTTGCTCTTACCCGTCTAGCCGAGAAATCGGATCTTAGAAAGAAGATTTACTATGATGCCAATCCACCCACTAAACGCCATTGGACTTATTGGCTATTCGTTAAGGGCATACATCCCGAGAGCGGTCAAAACTTAGAAGAGGGACAATATGCATCAATGCTAATGAACCCTCAAGACAACCTTGAGAATATAGATGAAGAATACATCTCATTACTCAATTCGTTAGATGAGAAACAACGTAAGCGATTTCTATTGGGAGAGTTTAACGATGATAGCGATGGATCCGCCTATTATGCTTTTAATCGTGATGTTAATGTTAATGAGTTCGATGAGTCTTTTAGAATAGGTCAGACGCGATGCGGAATGGACTTCAATGTGCAACCAATGACATGCGTCATTGGCTATCGAGTGAATGACAAGTTCTACATATGGGATGAAATGTTCCTGGAGAATAGCGATACATATAAGATGTGTGATCAATTGAAGGCTAAGAAATATGTCGGAACGATTTACCCCGATTCAACGGGTGCCAATCGTAAGACCTCGGGCAAGTCGGATCATGTTATCTTAAAAGAAGCCGGCTTCATTATTCATCCTACTAGAAACCCTTTCGTTACCGATCGGGTGAACAACATCAATCGCCTGCTCAGAGACGGCAAAATAATCATTCATCCACGATGTAAAAAGCTAATCAATGACTTGGAAAAGGTTACCTGGAAGAATGATGAACTAGATCAAAAGACCGATAAGATGCTTACACATATTACAGATGCACTCGGATATTTATGTTGGGCACTTGATCCGATTAAGACGCCACCACTAAAGTCCTCGACCATTCAGCTTTAATGCATTTATACTTATAATAAATATGAGGGTTCATTTATGTTATATGAAAAAAGACAAGAAATTATCGATTACGTTAAGCAACATCTTCCATTTCTTAAGCAGAATGAGCAGGCATTAGACATATATGATGGCAATCTACGCCCATATATTGATGACATTCTTAAGAAATCCTTAAGTGATAACTATTATAACGCAATCAGAGATAGAATCCTTCCAATCAATATCCTTCAAAGATATGTGAATAAAGTCTCTACAACTTACTCAAAGCCGCCTCAAAGAGAATGTGAGAACGAGGCTAATAAGCCATTCTTGGAATACTATGAGGACGCATTTGATATTAATAACTCAATGATGGTAGCGGACACTTATTCAAACATGTTTAAGGGCTTCGCTCTTGAACCATTCATTAACAATAAGAATAAGCCAGAGCTAAGAGTACTTTCATTTGATAAGTTCTTAGTCATGTCTGATTCTAAAAGCAATCCAGAGGAAGAGACAGTCTTCATTAAGATCATGGGATGTAAGTCTGACAAGATAGATGAGACTCTCCTACATGTTTACACTAAAGATGAATTCGATGCTTTCTATATGAATGGTGCTGATGCGCCTGAGTACTTACTAGAAAATGGCGGCGTAAATCTTTACGGTGTAATCCCTTTTATTTATGGGAAGAGACAAAAACATAAGCTAATTCCTACATTAGATAGCGATATGCTCTCTATATCTAAAGCAATCTCAGTCATGTTATCGGATGCCGCTGGTGCCCAGATGTTCCAGTGCTTCAGCATCCTTTATGGGATTGATGTAAACGTAGAAAACCTAAGCATGAATCCCAATGCCTTTTGGTCTTTCAAGTCTGATGATGAGAAAAAGCCAAGTGTAGGCTCAATCAAGCCCGAGGCTGATACTCAAAAGGTTATGGAGTTTGTAACCAATATATTCGTATTATGGTTAGAGACTAAAGGAATTAGAGTCGGTTCAATGGGCAACACTCAAGGAACATCTACTGCTAGTGGGATCTCTAAGATCATTGATGAGATGGACGCTTACGAAGTTAAGAAGAAATCCATGCAATGGTTCCAATTAGACGAAGAGGAACTTTGGAATGAAAAGTTACCGGCTATTCACAACTTTTGGATCAAGTCTGGCATGTTAGTTGATTCAGAAGCGCCTTCATTAGTGGTTGGTGAAATGGATATCGAAGTAGAATTCGAACAACCACAGCCATTCATTAGCCGTACTGAAGAACTAGCCAACGTAAAGGCTGAAATGGACATGGGAATATTGACCAAAGAAATGGCAATCAAGATTCTCCATCCTGATTACTCAGAGGATATTGTTAGTGAGTTAGTGGAAGGTAAGAGGGAAGTAGACGGAGAAGAGGGAGAAGTGCTCCCTATGTCCACAGACGTTAATATGGGAGGAGTTATGGCAACGGGAGACGTACAAAAAACCGCTCTTAACGGAGCTCAGGTAACCTCTATGTTAGAGATCGTTCAAAACGTAGCCTCAGGAACTATTCCTAGAGATGCCGGATTGAATGTATTAGTGGCGGCTTTCCAAATACCAATGGATCAG